AGTGTATCGCTGATCAACGATCTTAAAACTAACCACCTCACGGACGAGGCGATAGCTACAGAGGAAGTAGAAATAACTGAGGAGTAAGGCTCTTGCCTTTTGTTAAACATAAGCAACCGTGTCCTGCTTGTGGAGGGAGCGACCCAGTTTCAGTTAACGCTAATGGATCTGGGTGGTGCTTCAGTTGCAGTACATATTTACCAGACTACGGCACAGCGGAAGTGCAACAACTAGACACCTTAACGGAATTTGATGAGTGTCCCAAGGACAGTACAATGAACCACAACTCAACAGCTACATACAATGCATTGACTGACCGCAAGATAAGTTTAGAAACAGCGAAGAAGTACGGTGTTAAATCAACAACCAACGGCACGAAGATAGACAAGCACTACTACCCTTACTACAATGGGCATGAGTTCGCGGCAACCAAGGTTCGTAGGCAGGATAAGAACTTTGCGTGGACAGGTAGCCCGAAGGATGTAGGATTGTTTGGCGAGAACCTGTTCAAAGCAGGTGGTAAGTTTATAACTTTAGTAGAAGGTGAGTGTGATGCGATGGCCGCTTATGAACTTATGGGGAGTAAGTGGCCTGTCGTTTCTATTAGATCAGGTGCGGCAGGTGGAGTGGCTGATGTTAAGAATAGTCTTGAGTACCTTGAGTCCTTTGAGGCTATTATCATTAACTTTGATAACGACAAGGTAGGCAAGGAAGCCGCGATAGCTGTGGCTAAGCTACTCACCCCCAAGAAAGCTAAGATAATGACACTGCCAGTAGACTACAAAGATGCTAACGATATGTTACGCAAGGGTAGACACGCAGAGTACGTCAGTTCTTTTTGGGACGCTAAACTTTATACACCTTCTGGTGTACTGAACATGTCCGAACAGCTTGAAGCATATCAGAAGCTACGGTCAGAAAAGAAAACAGCTATACCTTATCCTTGGTATGGCCTCAACAAGAAGCTAGAAGGCATGAGAGCAGGTGAGCTTGTGACCCTTACAGGCGGCACAGGACTAGGTAAGTCTTCTGTGACCAGAGAGATTGAACACTGGTTGATAAATAAAACAGAAGATAACGTAGGTGTGTTAGCACTTGAAGAGAGTTGGTCACGTACTGCTGAAGGTATCATGGCAGTGGAAGCAAACGCCAAGCTACATCTTGATAGTGTTAAGGCTGAGTTCAGTGAAGAAGAACTGGATGGCTACTTCAACAAAGTCTTTATGGGCGAGAACAAAGGTCGGGTATGGGTACACGCCCATCACGGTGTCAATAACCTTGAAGAGATCTTTAGTAAGCTACGCTACATGATCATTGGTTTAGATTGTAAGTGGGTTATAGTTGACCACCTTCACATGCTTGTTCTGTCTACGCTTGAGAACGACGAGCGTAAAGCTATTGATCAGATCATGCACCGATTGCGTACTATGGTAGAGGAGACAGGGTGCGGTATGATCCTAGTGTCACACCTCCGCAGAGTAGAGGGCAACCGTGGGCATGAGAACGGAATAGAGACAGGACTAAATCATCTCAGAGGGTCACAAAGTATTGCTCAGTTGAGTGACTGTGTGATTGCACTGGAGCGTAACCAACAATCAGATGATCAGATAGAAGCATCGACCACAAAGGTCAGGGTGTTGAAGTCTAGGTACACCGGAGATGTTGGCATTGCTTCTCAGTTGCTGTATGATAACAGTACAGGACGGCTCAGAGAGCTTGATGACTATGATGAATCGCAGTTCGCAGAGGAAATAATATGAAAAAGTTCCCTACAGGCACTTACGCATTTGATAATGTGCTTAGACACCTACGTAAGGTAGCTCCTGACTTAATATATGAATCATCTCATACTTCTAAAGGTAGAATCTTTAACGGTTTTGTAATAGCTAAAACTAAAACAAGCTTTAGACCTGTGGGCATTCTTGATTGGGCGCACTACACAAAAAAAGGAATGTGTTACGCAATACAGCACGATCTTCTTCAACAATACTATGAGGAAATGCTTGAAGATTCTCGCAGTCCAAGTAATGTGTGGAAAGATACAAAGAAAGAGCAGAATCTAAAAGATTACTACGCTAACAGATCAGGTGAAATATATGAGTAACTTAGTATTTGATATAGAAGCTGACGGCTTAGATCCTACAAAGATCTTCTGCATTGTAGCTCAAGACGTAGACACAATGGATGTATTCACGTTTGACAACACCCAACTGCAGGAAGGCTATGACATGTTAGCAGGTGCAACTAAGCTGATAGGTCATAACGTAATAGGATATGACATCCCTGTTATTAAGAAACTTGCAGGTGTAGATCTGTTTAGTAAGAAGATTGTAGATACACTAGTGCTGTCTCGTTTGTTTAAGCCAACTCGTGAAGGCAACCACGGCTTAGAGGGGTGGGGCTATCGCCTTGGATTTAAGAAGGGTGACTTCGGTCAGCAAGAAAATGCTTGGGATGCTTACACACCTGAGATGCTAGAGTACTGCAGGAATGATGTACTTCTCAATACTAAAGTATATGAAGCGTTGAAGGTTGAGAGCCGTGGGTTCACACCACAGTCCGTACAAATAGAACACGCTGTAGCTAAGATTATTGATCAGCAACGAAACAACGGATTTTTGTTGGACGTTCAGAAAGTGATGGGCTTGATGGCTATGTTTGAAACAAAGCTACACGATCTAGAGACAGAGGTTCACGAGGAGTTTCGTCCTGTAACTACAACACAGATACTCAGCCCTAAGTTTACATCCACTGGTGCATTAGCTAAGACAGCGGTAGATCAACACGGTAAAGGAACTAGGCTACACGAAGATGAATATGAGCGTATGTCTTTAGACATAAACTGTAAGCCTATTGCTAGACGTACCGAGACACCATTTAACTTAGGTTCACGCAAACAGATTGGTGAGTACCTAATTCGTTTTGGTTGGAAGCCGTATAAGCATACACCTACAGGTCAGCCTATTGTGGACGAAGCAACCTTAAATAAAGTTAGAGGTATTCCACAGGCTTTATTGATTGCTAAGTACCTCATGGTACAGAAACGCTTGGCCCAAACTAAGAGTTGGATCAAGGAGCTTGATGAAGACACAGGTAGAGTTCACGGCTACGTCAATCCTAATGGTGCAGTGACATCGCGCATGACTCATTCACATCCTAACATGGCCCAAATTCCAAGTAGTAACTCGCCCTATGGTAAAGACTGTCGTGCATGTTGGACAGTGCCAGAAGGTTACAGACTATGCGGTATAGACGCTTCTGGGCTTGAGCTTAGAATGTTGGCACATTATTTAAATGACGAGGGCTATACAAATGAAATCCTTAATGGAGACATACACACCACTAATCAAACTCTTGCAGGACTTGAGTCTAGAAATCAGGCAAAGACTTTTATCTATGCCCTCTTGTACGGAGCAGGAGATGCAAAGCTTGGGTCTGTGGCTAACAGAGGTAGAGCAGGTGGCAAAGTCCTTAGACAACGGTTCTTTGATAACCTACCATCATTTAAAACTCTTACGGACAGAGTACAAAGAGAAGCTAAAACAGGATTCATTAAAGCACTAGACGGTAGACGGCTTACCGTTCGCTCAGAACATGCCGCCTTGAATACCTTGTTGCAAGGTGCCGGAGCAATCGTGATGAAACAAGCACTTATACTTCTAGAAGAAATGATTACTAAGAATAGATTAGATGCTAAGTTTGTAGCTAACGTCCACGATGAATGGCAAATAGAAGTAAGAGCAGATCATGCAGATGCTGTTGGCAAGCTAGGTGTTGCGGCAATTGTTGAAGCAGGAAAGATACTTAATCTTAACTGTCCTTTAGATGGGGACTATAACGTAGGGAGTAATTGGAGTGACACACATTAATAAAAGCATGGAAGTTAATAGAAAGGGTGACCTCGCAGAGAACTATGCAATAACTTGGTTGTGGGAACAAAACTATGAAGTATTTAGAAACGCAGGAAGAACAGGCGAAATAGATTTAATAGCTGTTGATCCTAATCAAGTTGTAGTAAAGATAGATGTTAAAACAATGCATGTTTTCGATAATGGTGAGGTAATGATTAAGTCTTGTCGTACACCGCGTCAGAAAAAAATAGGCGTTGTGATACTGGGATTTGATCCGTCCACAAAAAATTGCCGTTGGATTAAACACGCCGATCATTCTAATATTATTCAGTTACAACTCGCAATATAAGTCTATATTCACTACAGGAACAGCCCCATGAAATTAAATACATTAGTACCTGACATCTATAAACACTTAGAAAGTTTATCAGACGGTGTGCCTTTACCTTTAACTGAGGCTGAGATAGATAAAACAGTAGCTGATATGAAACAGGCGCTTATCTCTTGGGCAACACCTAGAGAACGCGATAAGAAGTTTACTGTTCGTATGTCAAATGTAGGGAAGCCTTCTCGTCAGTTGTGGTATGAGAAGCGCGACCCTCAAGGACGCGGTGGAATTGATGGGGCAACACAGATTAAGTTTCTGTACGGCCATCTTC